CTGGCGGCACGGTCGGCAATATCCTGACGATCACCACATCAAACCCGGCGCTGCGGCTGCGATCCACCGCAACCGGAGAGCATCGCATGATAGAGGCGCTGTCGGTCGACGGCGTCAGGCGATGGGTGCTGTCTCTCGCTGATACCTCACCAGAAGGCGGCGGCAACACCGGCTCCAACGTTTCGTTGCTGCGCTACGCCGACAACGGCGTCTTCATCGATACGGCATTGAGCGTCAACCGCGCCAACGGTGCGCTCAGCGTCAAGGGCCTCAACTATAACGGCACGTTCTCCGGTATCGGAAACGTCGACATCACCGGAATCGTTACGCTGTCCGGCGCACTTAACGCTGGCGGCAACGTCAAAGCCGGGTCCGGCACGCTGGAGCTTGGCCAGACCGGCACCAAGTACATCAGCTATAACGGCACCGACTTCGCCTTCGTTGGCGGATCGGCGTTGACAGCCATCAAGGCACCGCAAGGTTTTTCCGGGGTGAACTGGAATTCTTCGTTTCAGAGCACGCCAGTATCAGGATGGTTGTTCGGCGGCGAAACCAACGCTGCCGCCAACGCACCAAATGCAGGCTGGTGGTTTCAGGCCAACCTGCGCCACGGCAACGCCAGCAATTTCTGGGGCATGCAACAGGCTTGGGGCTGGGAAGATAACCCCAATGAGTTGTGGACCCGCAACTGGAGCGGTGGCGTTCCGGGTGCTTGGGTGCGCTTTCTAAACTCCAGCAATTTCTCGCTCTATGCACAGCCGAGGGACGTGCAACTGTTCTCCACGGTCCCTGCCTACGCCATCCCGCACGGCTACTGGACGGTCGGTACCGATCAGGGCAAGTGCCTCGTCATGTACGTCAATGGCGGACAGTGCACCATCAACGGCGGGCTCTATCCGGTCGGCACCACCATCACCTACGCCAACCGCGCAGGCACCTGCTACATCAACAACACCGAGACGATGTTTCGATCCGGTGGCAACAGCTACGCTGGCAACCACACGCTCGCGGTCAACAGCATCGCCACCGCGATCAAGACCGAGGGCGGCGTCTGGATCATCTCCGGAGCGCTGACCTAAATGGCCGGTGCGCAGCAAGCGAGTTTGTTGACCGGTGGAAGGCAGCGACCGGCGACGTTCGACTGGCTCGTTGTGGCCGGTGGTGGTTCTGGCGGTTGGGGCACGGGAGGTGGTGGCGGCGGCGGTGGTGTTCTCGAAGGCACATCCGCGATGAACGCTGGCGGCTATCCTATCGAGATCGGCGGCGGCGGCTCTGGATATAGCGGCGCTGGCTACACCGGAGTCAACGGCGGCAACACGTACATCCACGGCGTCGTCGGCGTCGTCGGCGGCGGTGGTGGTGGCGGAAGCTGGTCGCCATACGTGGCCTCGGCCAGCAATGGCAATGGCGGTGGCTGCGGCGGTGGTGCTGCCTACACGACCGGGCAGGGCGGTGGCACACCCGGTCAGGGATACGATGGCGGCAGTAGCGCCGGAGGATACGCTGCGGGCGGCGGCGGCGGCGCTGGCGGCCCCGGTGGTTCACCAACCGGTCCATCCGGCGGCGGCGGTCCCGGCAGAGGTTGCTTCAACGGCGGCACCTATGGCGGCGGCGGTGGAGGTGGCGGTCCCTCGCACATCCAGCCGCAAGCTCCCGGCGGCTCCGGCGGCGGCGGTTCTGGTGGCCTGAACGGCAACGGCAATCCCGGCGCGGCCAACTCTGGCGGCGGCGGTGGTGGTGGTTGCTACACCGGCATATTCGGATCGCCGCAATACTTCCACGGCGCAGCGGGCGGCTCCGGCATCGTTGTGATCCGCTACCTCGGAAAGCCGTGGGCGAGTGGCGGCGCTGTGTGGGAGAGCGGCGGCTACACCTATCATCAGTTCACCGGGAATGACACTTGGTCTGTCCCGTAACACATCAGTGGAGATCACATGGCTGACACTGCATTCTTCGAAGGACGACAGACCACACCAGTGCCGCCTGCGCATGCGGTCCCGCAACCATCGCCGCTGCAGATGCTGGCGACCGCGATGGAGTGCAACCCGGTCGGCTCGGTGATGATCACACCCATAGTGCAGGACCAGTTGGTGGGCGACTACGTCCGCGAGATACGAGTCTTCTCAGCGCCTGCAGCGCACGCTGAGCCGATCATGGTGCTGTCGGTGAGGCTGCACGCGCTGACCATCAAGGCTCTCGAAATATCAACCCCCGCTCACGTGATCTGAACGATCCCAACAGGAGAAACCAGAATGGCTGACCCAGTATTCGGCATTAGCATCCGCAAAGTCGATGAAGGCGCGCGTCCGGTATTGGGCGCTGACCTTTCGACCATTGGAATCATCGGCCCGGCACCGCTCGCGGACGCGGCGCTGTTTCCGTACGATACGCCGATCTTCCTGAACTCGAACGACACCAACAAGACGCGCAAGCTCGGCGAGTTGGGTTATCTGTCCGACGCGGTTCGCGGCGTCAACGATCAGCTTGGCGAGACGCAATTCGCCGCGCGCATCGTTATCGTCCGCACGCCGGAAGGCATCGATCCCGATCCCTCGATCAAGATGCAGCAAACGATCTCGAAGATCGCTGGCGACAGCCTGACCGGGACCGGGATGTGGGCGTTCCTGAAGTCGTCACAGAAGCTCGGCTTCACGCCGCGCATCCTGATCGCGCCGGGCTATACATCGCAGATGGCGAACGGCGTCGGTGCCATCGAGCGCACCGCGCCGGGCGAGGGTTACCTCACTGATCACATGTATCCGCTGACGTTCTCCGGCGGCGGACCGAACGCGGTGCAGGCGCAGGGGCATGCCTTCGGCCTGTCCAATGGCCAGCTTGGTGCGGTCCAGCTTGAGATGCCGGGCGCATGGTACGACACGCCGCCCACCATCGTGGCACCTCCTCCGGGCAATCAGGCGGCGTCGGCAGCGGTGGATTCTGGCGGCATCGGCTACGGCGTCGGCGAGCAATTGATCCTGCCGAACCAGATCATCCTCGTCGTCGCCACCGTCGGCGCTGGCGGCGAGGTGCTGACCACCACGGTGGCCAACCCGGGCTTTGTCGTCGGCACCACGACGCCGCCAACGGCACCGTTGGATGTCACCGCTACCAGCGGCAGCGGCACGGGTGCCGCCTTCATCATCACATGGGAAGAGACCGGCGAGCTTGCGACCTACACAGCGACCATCGTCTCCGGTGCCAACCCGGTGGTTGCTGGCGCGACCTCGATCTGCAACCAGCTTCTCGCGCACATGATCGTGGAATCGTCGGGCTCTTCGCTGCAGAACGATCTCGATTGGCGCGAGACCATGCAGAGCCATCGCCTGATCCCGCTCTCCGGCGGTTGCCGTGTGATGGACCCGGTGACGTCCTACATCGTAATCCGTCCGCTGGCATCGCGCATGGCGGGCATCATGGTGCGGCGCGACCACGAGACCGGCGCGCCGTTCCATTCGGCGGCTAACCAAGCGGTGCAAGGCATCATCTCTCCGAACCGAGAGATCGGTTTCAACCTCACCGACAGTGCGAACGAGGCGCAGGAATTGTTTGCTGCGAACATCGGCGCGCTGATCCGTGGCGAGGTCGGCGACGACTTCGCCATCGCGTCGGGCGGCTTCGTGCTGATCTCGACCGACAATGCAGGCGAAGACCCGCTCTGGCAGATGTACAACGTCATGCGTGGACGCGACTACATCCACCTCGGCATGCTGCGCTCGCTGCGATACTTCCTTGGCCGGTACAACATCATCGGCCACACCGTGCAGGCGATCCTCAACACCATGAGGTTCTTCCTGCGCGACCTGCAGGCCGATCAGCACATCCTCGGCTATCAGGTCAACTTCCGGACCGAGGGCAACTCGCCTGAACAGATCAGGCTCGGCCATCTCACCGTCGGCTTCAAGGCAGAAGAGCCGCCGGTCCTCAAGCACATCACCATCGAATCCTCGCGCTATCGCGAGGCTATCGATGCAATGGTGGCCGATCTCGCCACGCAACTGAACCTCGCATCCTCGTAACCCGCTCGCGAAGGCGGGTGGCGGCGGACAGCACGAACTGACGTGCTTCAAACTGTAGGGGCGACTGCAAGCGCCCGTCCGCCAACTTTTTTCCGGAAACCGAAAAGGAAGAACCTATGGCCAACGCAACGATCTACGTCATGGAAAGCGCCAACCTGATCTGCGGTGACACTCGCGGCTCAAGCGCTCCCGGCATCTCGACCCATCTGGTGCTGCAGGAATTGAAGCTGCCCGGGCTGGAAGAGAACTACGTCGACCACGCTCCCGGCGGCGCATCCATCGCCATCGAGATTCCAACGCACATGAACAAGCTGGAATCCACCTTCAACCTCGCAGGCTGGGACCCGGCGTTGATGGCCTACATCGGCCAGAACGATCCCTACTATCAGCGCTTCACCGCCTACGGCCTGATCCGTGACCGGCGCACCAGCAAGGCGCTGCAGGCAATGGCGATCATGGAGGGCCGTCTCGGTCGCGTGAACCCGACGGCGTTCTCGATGGGCAACCTGATGGCGCACGAATACTCCATCAAGAGCATCGTGTCGTACCAGCTTTACATGCAACTGTCCGAGAACGGCCAGTTGGATGAAATCTACAACTGGGATTTCTTCACTTCGAGCCGACGTATCGGTGGCAAGGAAACCAACCGTGACATGATCACGATGCTGGCTATTCCGGGCAACGCCGTCGACACCGAAGGCCCGGCGGTAGGCGGCGGGTTTAACGCGTGACCGTCGGTGAACTGATCTCGTGGCTACAGCGCCATGATGAAAAAAAGCGTGTAGTGGTGGCCGACACCGATGGTGCCGGTCCCGTGGCTAACGTTGAGTTCGTGGATCAAAGGGTCGATAAGGGTGAACCTGTCATCACCATTTGGGTCCACAGATGATCACCCACCACGCAACCGGCGGACGCACCATCGAGCTTTTCGTTCCGTTCGAGCACAACAAGAAGCGGATCGAGAGCATCACGCTCGCTCCGCTTCGGTTCGGCCACGCGCTGCGCTGGAGCGAAGGCGCGTGGAAAAGCATGGTCGAGCTTCTGGTCGAGCTTGCTGGCGTCGAGGAAGCGATCATTCGCGAGCTACGTTATCCGGACGCTGACCGGGTGATGGAAGCGTTCATGGGCATGCTGACGCCGGAGATACGCGACGACCTCACCAACGGTCGCATCCCGATGAAGCAGGAGACCTATGAGGAGGAGGAAGCGCCGCGCGCCACCAATGGCAGCGGCATTGCACAGACCGCGCCGGGCATTCCGTTGCCGCCGCAGTTCGACACGCAGCCGGGCTTCGATATGAGCGAAGAACCGTAAAGGGCCGACATGGTCGACAACACCTCCAAGATCACATTAACCGGCGAAGACAAAACTGCGGCTGCGTTCAAGTCGGCGCAGAAGAACACGCGCGACCTGACCACCGAAACGCAAAAGCTGATCGCCGCCATCGAGAAGAGCGGCAAGGTCAGTGACACAGCGATGCGCGCGCTGCAGGTGCGCACCAGAGAAACGAAGAGCGGACAGGAAGGCTATCTCAGGCTCCTGCAAAACCACATCCAGTTCAACGCCGAGAGCGCAGCCGCCGCCAAGAAACGGGCCGATGCCGAGGCCGCCGCAGCCAAGGTCTCTCAGGATGCAGCGGCAAAGGACGCTATCGCGAAGAAGCGGCAGACCTCGCTTGTTCGAGAGCTAGGCGACGAGCTTCAATCGATGGTGACGCGCTACGCCAGCGTCGCTACCGCTGCCGATCTCGCGCGCCGCGCCTACCTCAATTTCGCCGACACCGAAAAGAAGATGGCGCTGTTGCAGAACAGGACCCGGATGACGGCGGCTGCCATCGGCGAGGTCAAGGACAGGCTCACCGAGACGGCGAGAGCGACGTCGACCGATTGGGACAAGACCTATGAGGGAATGGAGCGGCTGCGCAACGGCCTGAAGATCACGGCGAAAGAAGCCGCCGATCTGGCACCAAGGCTCAACATGGTCGCCAAGGGCATGGACGTCGATCCCGGCAACCTTGCCAAGCTCACCTCCGATCTGATGCGCAACCTCAACATCCCCGCGAGCGAGTTCGCGCGCACGATGGAGATGATCGGCGAGCTAACGCGCAGCGGCAACCTCGACATCAAGGACCTGATCGCCAACGGCTCGGAGCTAGCCGAGGTGGCCAAGCAGATCGGCTACGGCGGAGAGAACGGTCTGGCGCGGATGGGAGCGCTGCTTGAGATCGCCACCGATCAGATGGGCGACACCTCAAAGGGCGCAGTGCTGTTGAAGAACACGATGCAGAGCCTCACCTCCGGTAGGGTCGGCGACGTGTTCGGCATGCCGGAAAGCCAGTGGCAGGAGCAGATCGAAAACATCAAGAAGCGCGGCGGCGACGTCACCGCGTTCGTGATCGATAATTTCAGAAAGGTGCGCGACAAGGAAGCTGCCTATCGCAGGCTTGAAAAGATCGACGCCAGAGAGGCGCTGTTCCTGCGCAAGATCATGGAAGCCGACAACAACGGCTTGATCGGCGAGCGCATCAGATTGCTGAAGGAAGCTGCCGAGCAAAGCCGTGCTGTCAAGGATGGCATCGCCATCGACAAGACCGCGTCCGGTGGCATCGAGGGCCTGATGGTGAATCTCAAGGAATTGTCGAAGACGTTCGGCGAATTTCTGGTCAACATCGGCGCGCCTGAAGCCATCATCATCTTTACCGCAAAGCTGAAGGGGCTCGGCGAGACGCTCAAATACGTTGGCAGTTGGGTGAAATATATCACTGGCGGCTTCAAGGGCGAGGCACCGAACTTCAGCCTCGTCGGTCCGCACGGGCTGCGGATACCGCACTTCTCCAACGAAGCCGCACCCGGCGTGAGCGGACAGTTCGAGCTTGAAGAGCATAAGCGGCGACAGGAGGAGCTTGAGAAGAAGCTGACCACGCCGCCGTCGCCGCCCGGACCGAACCAGAACCTGTACCAGCGCTCGTCGTTCTCCAGTAGCGCGAAGGATGCAGCGGCGTGGGTTGCTTCAAAGGCCTACGGCTACAGCCGCGAAGACCTGAAGCAGCGCGGCACTCCCGGCAGTGGCGGCATACGCGGTGAGGGCGGACCCGGCATCGGCATTGGTCGCGGTGCTCTGCCGGGCGGTGGCTACCAGAACGCCATGTATGGCGGCAGTTCTGATTCCAAGTTCTTGCCAGCGAATTTCCGTGGCTCCGGCGGCGGCTATGG